GATTTTTACTAAGGCTCTTGGAATCTATCCAAGTATGGATCACTGCTTTGAGGTGCGTGAATACGTCATGCAACAGGCAGTACAGCCGAAACTAAACTATGAGACGGTCTGCATTCAGACCAATGCACTGAACCAACTGTAAGGTAACGCTATGAGCATGATTCAAGACATTATCCGGCTACCGATGGGTATGCTAGGAGTTTCCGCGAATCACTACGATGGACTGTCGCACGTTCACAAGTTCGGTGCTGTTCCGGCGATGTCGCAGAACAATACAGGGACGATCTGGGACGTTAATGATACCGTTTATCCTTGGGCATCCTTTGCTTCTGCTGGAACGCTGTCTGTACCGGCTGTCAATGCGTCTGATAATGGTAAAACGATACGGATTATCGGTTTGAACGCATCCTATGACCTAATTGAGGAGGTTGTGACTGTTTCCAGTGCTGGAGCGACAGCTACTACCAGTTCATTCATTCGTGTAGTAGAAGCCTTTATTACAAACGGATCAGCAACAAATGTAGCTGATATCAATGTTCAAAAAGGCGGTGTCACTGTCATGCGGATCACTGCTGACAAGGCTGTATCTCATGCCGCGATTTACACTGTTCCGGCTGGATACACAGCGTACATAATGAAAGGCGTAGCTAGCTGTCAGTCTGGTGCTGATGCAACTGGCGATATGTACGTTCGGTATTTCGGTGAAGCCTCTTTTCGCGTAGGTCATTCTTTTGAAGTTTCTGGTGCTGGCGGTGAGTATATGTATGAGTTCAGCATCCCATTGAGAATTCCTGAAAAGTCTGACATCGACGTTAGAGCATCAGTGCGTTCTAACAATGCTCGTGTGACTGCCGCATTTGATATGTTGCTGGAGAGAGACTGATGCCACTGACAACCAAAGGCAAGAAGATCAAGAAGGCTCTGAGCAAGGAATATGGAGCCAAGAAAGGCGAATCCATCTTCTATGCGATGAAAAACGCAGGAAAAGTTACGGGCGTTGAACAAAAAAGGCGAAAATGAGCGACTTGTTCATCAGTCCTTTTCATCCCGCCTATCGGAAGCCAGACGTTGTGTCTCCGGTTACTCCGGCTCAAATGAACTCAAAGGAACATCCATATATCGATTGGCAGAAGCAGTCGAGTCAATACAAAATAGAATCAATAACTTACAATTATATGGGCAGGATTATCATAGCGTCAGGGAATACACTGGAGGTAATTGCATGACGGAGCTAGAAAAATATGACACGAACGGGAATGGGGTTCTTGATCCGGACGAACTTGCTCTTATTGAACTTGAGGATCGCCGCCGTAAGATGCTGGATGATGACGCTCAAAGAGATTCGATCAGGAAGATGGCGTGGTTCGCGTTATTTGGCCTACTGCTGTATCCCTTTGGTATTTTTCTATGTGATCTGTTCGGACTTGCTACGGCGGCGAGCTTGATCGCTGATATCGCTCCGACATATTTCGCATCGATCGCGGTACTGGTATCTGCATTCTTTGGCAGTACAGCAATCGCATCGAAGAAGGCAAGCTAATGGAATTTGTAGCCGCATTGATTTTATCGATCTTGGCTATTTGGGCAATTATGAATATTCCGCCCAAGGATGACTGATGAAGGTCTGCGAGTACACCTACAAGGAAGGGATGTACCACACAGATTGCGGCTCTAAATTGATATTTCGGCCTGTTGTCAAATGCGACAAATGTGGTCGAAAGACAAAGGAGAAAACCAATGTTAAAAATCTGTGATATTCAGCTAGTTGCTGTTTGTTCAGCAATATCTTTCATTACAGCACTAACAGTGGGGTGAGATAATGATACAAGCATTGATAGGACCAGTAACCGGATTACTTGATAAATTTGTTGAGGATAAGGATGCCAAAAATGCAATGGCTCACGAGATTGCAACAATGGCTGAGAAAGCCGCGCATGAAGCGGCTATGGCTCAAGTTGAAGTCAATAAGGCAGAAGCCCAACACAAATCAATCTTTGTCGCAGGATGGAGGCCATTCATCGGATGGACCTGCGGAGTCGCGTTGGCATATCACTTTATATTTGCTCCATTCATTGTATTTGGAGTTGCGTGGTCTGGGGCAGAGATACCTGAAATCCCTGCGTTCGATATGGACTCGTTGATGACTGTTCTTCTCGGAATGCTAGGACTCGGCGGTATGCGGTCATTTGAAAAGGCAAAAGGATTGACGAAATGATGAATCTCGATCAACTGCGTATGGAGCTGGAATACGATGAAGGCTGTAAGTACGAAATCTACCTAGATCATCTCGGTCTACCTACGTTCGGCATCGGTCATCTGGTGACAGAGGATGATCCAGAACACGGGCAGGAGGTAGGCACTACTGTCTCTGAGGAGCGTGTCATCGAGGTATTCGAGAAAGATGTTCAGGTCACCATTGATGAGTGCAAGAAGCTCTATGACGATTGGCTTGATCTGCCGGATGAAGTTCAGTTAATCATCGCCAACATGATGTTCAATATGGGACGGCCTCGCCTCAGTCAGTTCAAAGGCATGAAGGCTGGCATAGATGCCCGTGATTGGAATCAGGCCGCAGACGAGATGGTTGACAGCAAGTGGTATCGTCAGGTCACCAATCGAGCTGACCGTCTGGTTACTCGTATGAAGAATATCGCGTAAAAAAAGGCCCGCTAGGGGGTAACGGGCCACGAGTTACATCCGATGAGGGAATCTGTATGAAACTCCACTCATAAACTACTGTATTTCCTAGCAATGTCAATTGGGACAAATCATATCCTGTTTAGTTGACATAGTATCCTGAGATGATTACATTGTTCCTCGATGGTTTAACAAAGGGGGACTAAACATGAATCATCAATCAACTGAATGCCCAAAAGTTATTGCCAATGCGCTGTTCCAAATACAGTCGCAAATCGGCACTTTGGGTTATGACTCGAATAAGGAGTTCGCTAAGTACAAGTATGTGTCTATCGACAAATACTACGAGAAGATGCGTCCACTCATGAATGAAGCAGGAATTATGATTATTCCTGATGAGCTGGAAAGCAGTCTCAGTGAGGATCGCAAACTCTATCGTGCCGTCTATCAGTTCACCATCATCCACAAGGATGGAGCTGTCTGGCAATTCCCGATCCGCAGATCAATCACCCTTCCCTTCACAGGCGCACAGTCAGCCGGTTCAGCACTTTCGTATGTTGAAAAGATTGCCATGCGTACGATCTTCAAGATCAACTCTGGCGAGCGTGATGACGCAGATATGCTTGAGCAAAGCGATTTTTCAGCCCTGACTGATAAGCAGAAGGCTGAGATTGACAAACTTGTCGATAAAGTCGAACTGACTGACGAAGATATGGACGCTCTGTATAAGTGGCTCAAGGTCAAAAACTTGCACGATACGCACCCCGATCAGTACGACAATCTGATTGCGGCTCTAAAGAGGAAGAACAAATGAGGATCATCGACGCAGAGCAAGGCACTGAAGAATGGTTGATGGCCCGTCTGGGCTGTCCATCAGGGTCAGGCTTCTCGAAACTCATTACAGCTCAAGGCAAGGAGTCCACAAGCCGGAACGGTTATGTGAATGGTTTGATTGCTGAGAAGGTGATGAACGAGATTCCTGAGACGTATGAGAATGAATGGATGATCCGTGGACGGACCTTGGAACCGGATGCACGAGCTTTCTATGAGTTCGAGAGGAGAGTATCCGTACAAGAGGTTGGATTCTGTAAGCATGATGAATATGAGTGCGGAATCTCACCGGATGGCCTCGTGAACGCAGATGGAGGGCTAGAAATTAAATGTCCGGCTCCTGCCACGCACGTTAAGTATTTCCGTGCAGGGAAACTTCCATCTGAATACAAGGCGCAAGTGCAGGGATGTTTGTGGATTACAGGCCGCAAGTGGTGGGACTTCCTATCCTACCATCCATCCCTGCCGCCATTACTGATCCGTGTCGAGCGTGACGAGGATTATATCAAAGAGCTTGGACGCATCGTCATTGATGCTTGCAAGGAAATAGAAACTGAAAGTAAGAATCTGGAGAAATTCCTATGACGGAACAAAAGAAGTATGACAACAACAACGAGATTGCTATCTGGGCGAATGATCGGAAGAACAAGCCGACTGACCCTGACTTCAAGGGCAATGCAACTGTTGATGGCAAAGAGTTTTGGGTTTCAGCTTGGAAACGAGATGAAGGTGCAAACGAACGTGCGCCAATCCTGAAAGCAAAGCTGACTGCAAAAGAAGCACCGAAGGATCAAGCGCAGTATTCAGGTAATGCACAACCTGCACCGGCTCCTGATCCAGTCACTACAACCAATAACGCAATTCCATTCTGAGGTAATCATGCAATACACAAACATAGGCCGTTGCCTAAAAGTTGCTCAAGCCCTACGCGATGTAAAGAACATCGATCTAGCTAGAGAAGTTGGCGTAAAGCCGCAACAGGTGATTCGGTGGAGAAACAGTCAGGATATGAACTTCCATCGTGTTCAGTGGTTCGCAAACCGATTCGATATGACTCTTAGCGAGTTTCTAGGATTGGATGATGCAAAAGGCTAAGTACACAGTCACATCGAAAGAGATGCTGGATCAGGTCTATCGAGATGCCCTTCGGGGCATCGAGGACAACGGATTCATCCATCTCGAATGGAAAGCTGGCAGTAGCCGCAGTATCAACCAGAACGACTTGTACTGGATGTGGCTCGGAGAGATTGTTAGTCAAACCAATGCAAAATTAGGTGATGGAGCAACCCCATTCATCAAGGAAGAAATGCATGAGTGGCTTTGTGAAGAATTTCTTGGGTACGAAACCCGTACCGTAGGTAGGAAAGAAATTACGATCCTTAAAGGAACATCAAAGCTACTTAAAGGTGAAATGTATTTTTATATGCAACAGGTTGACGCTTTTGCTCATTCAAAAGGATTTAAGCTGACGATTCCTGATGATTCTGAGTACATGAAACTGAAAGAGAGGGAGAATCAGTGAACCCAGTAGAGTCTTGGGAAGGGAGAAGGGCAAAGCATCGTGCGGCCCAGCTCACAGAGCATGATGTTTACCTGATTAAAGGCTTGCTGAAAGAGGGTCTTCGCCCAGTGGAGATTGCTAAGAAGTTCGAGGTGAGCAAACACATTATCTATCGGATAAGGAACCGTCAAACATGGCTCCACGTTCCTGAGTATGGTGAAGCATGATTGTTGAGCTGAACGATACCGAAGTGCTGATCTGTACTCAGGTTGCCATGATGCGTAACCAGATTGCCCGTGCCGCAGGAGTCAAAGACAAGCTGGTATGGAAGGAAGGAAATAAGCTACGCATCGAGACAATCGGCGTAATGGCTGAACTGGCATTC